CTAGAAGAGGCAAAGGAAGATGGGCTTGAATATAACCGAGACCATTATCGAGTTAAATATATAGAGGGCATAGTCATAGACTTTAGCCCCGAGGGAGAAGACGATGAACTATGATGAACCTTACTTGGGGTACAAGGACGCAGTAAAAAAAGCTTTGGATCTCGGCTATTATTTATCAGTCGATAACGGGGAGGAGTTTAGCGTTAATAAATCTAGAGACTATAACCTTATCATTGAACATATAGAATCAGTTGATGATAGCCATGTACACTTTTGGAAGAAAGCGAGTGAACCTAAAGTAACTCCCTGTCGCAGTGACAATGTCAGGATGTTTACTGTTGACGGGGAGAAGTGGTATGAGTACGGGTACATGTATCTTGTAATTTATGATGTGGACTACGAGGAAACAATTAATGACTATTCAGTAGGTAAGTATGTAGAAGAGATAGTCGCAGATGAAACTTATATAGGAGAGATGTAGAGATGAGTATAGAAAAGATTGATTATGTAGAGCAAGACATTTATGACTACTTTGGGGCCGACCAAGATATTTGGAACGCCGAACGACATGAACTACTGGGAATCATTGGGGGCATGAGTGGCATACTAGAACTCATATGGCACAACCAAGTGACACCCGAGCGTTCATTCAAAGACTTCAAGGAATGGCTGAAAGAAACAAAAGAACTTGACATGATACAAGTTGTGGACAATACTAATACTCCAATAAAAATCGGAGAGAGTTAATGGCACACCATATTTTTCTCGAAGTTCGTAGATTACTCATGGACTTCGTTGCCTTACTAGATAAACATAGCATAGGTAATGAAGAGCGAGAGGAGGCTAATCGAATTATCGAAGGGCTAACAATAATAATGAAAGACGAGAAGTTTGTAGAACATCTTGAAACCGAAATAAAGCAACACGAACATCAACAAATATCAGAGGACATTGCAGACGAGATTTTATCTCATGGATGTCCGAATGGTAATTGTGATGTGTAACAGAGAGAGCAGTATTTTATTTTAATTAAACGGAGAGAGTGAATGAATCAAGTAACAAAGAAAAACGCAATAGCATTAGCAGTTATCGTAGCAGTGGGTGGACTTATTTATGTATCAGGTGAAGACATACCAACACCCCAACCAACGGCAGTAGCAGTCGATGAGGTTATCACAGAATCAGAAGCTAAAGCACTGGCATCAAAGGATGCCGGCATTGACCTTATAAATCTTGGAGACGAAACTGTTCTTCCTGAAATTGCGGGATATGATAACCTGACAGTCGATGACCTACCCCCACTCACATTGGATGGTTCACACCTACCCGACATAGTGGGCTATGAGTCACCATCAGCTGACAAACTTCCGCCACTAGAATCATAGTGGCAACACCCGAAAAGAAAGTAAAACAGAAAGTATGTGCCAAGCTTAAGGAACTTGGTGCGTACTATTTCTATGCCTCAACAGGAGGATATGGGGCAAGTGGTGTACCTGACATCGTCGCATGTTACAAAGGTAAGTTTATTGGGATCGAGTGTAAAGCCAATGGCAACAAAGCAACGGCCTTACAACAGAAACACTTACGCGAGATAAGTATGCAACAAGGAATCTCATTAATTATTGACGAGACGAATATTGAGATGTTAGAGTATTACGTTAAAGGTAAACGAGTGATGAGTTTGGAGAGTAAAACATGAGAGCATTACAACCGGAAATAGATTTAAAAGACGATATTGTTAATCGACCCAAGCATTACACTACAACCAAGTTTGAAGTGATAGAAGTGTTGGAGGAGTTTTTTCCTGACGACCCATTACTTTGGCAGTGTGGTAAGTATTTATTAAGATGTAAACACAAAGGCAATCAAGCTGAAGATTTAAAAAAGATGGTATGGTATGCCAATAGACAAATTAAAAAATTAGAGAAAGGGAACAAATGACTGTGAAACGTAGACATTATTCAGATGAGAAAGAGCAAGAGTTTTTAACAAGAGCGTTAGCATATATGGAGAAAAACCCAAAGACAACTAGAGGTAAAGTTGCTTTATACGCGGGGGTGGGGGTTAGTGTGTTAGAACGGTTTGAGAAAGAGGGCAAACTAACACTGCCACCGAAGATGACTATAAAACAAGCTAGGGCCACAAGCCCTTGGGCAAAAGGTCACATGGTATGAGCGATGAGATAGATGTAGCTAACAATGAAGCACAGAAACAATTAGAGGCAACTCTAAAAAGTGTTGATACGTCTATTGAAGAAAATGATACTGGCAAATGCATGTGGTGCGAAAAAGAAGTAAAAGATAAAAGAAGGTGGTGTTCAGTTGAATGCCGGGACGAGCATACATTTTATGCTAATAAACTATAAGGAGAACGACATGACTGTGTGGCCTCAAGAACATAAAGATCCTGATGAAGATGAGAAAGACTTACATTCTTTATCAGAAAGAGACTACAAAGTATTAGAGTATTTCATTAATACTGTAGTGATTGTGACGGCGAGTTACGCGCTTTATCTGTTGCTGACATAATGACTATTATAAAAGAAGATAACCGAGTTGGTCCCGCAGTTTGTTGCGAGTGTGGTAAAGACGCAAAGATTAATCACGGGGGCAAGTGGTATTGCTCTATTGAATCAGACATGGGTGTGATGAACTTAAAAGGATTTTGTATAAAAAAACGAAAGGGAAAACTTGAATCTAATAACGATTGACTTTGAAACATTTTACGATGTGGGATTTAGTCTATCTCGAATGACAACAGAAGAGTACATCAATGATGAGCGGTTTCAAGTCATTGGTGTAGCAATAAAAATAGATGACAAAAAAACAGAATGGTATGCCGGAGAAGAGGCAGTAGCAAAAGCCATAGCTGACATCGCGTGGGCCGATGCAATGTTATTGTGTCACAACACTTTGTTTGATGGGGCTATTCTTAAATGGAAGTTTGGTGCAGAGCCGATGAAATACCTAGACACTCTGTGTATGGCGAGATCAATACATGGAGTGGATGCCGGAGGTTCACTTAAAGCTTTGGCTGAACGTTACAGACTAGGAGAAAAAGGCACAGAAGTCTTGGATGCTAAAGGTAAACGCATAGAAGACTTTCGCGACCATGAGCTACGTCAATACGGGGTGTACTGTAAGAACGACGTGAAGCTCACTTACGAGCTATTCAAGAAGTTAGCTATTAATTATCCGGCTAATGAACTTAGACTTATCGACATCACGTTGAGAATGTATATATTACCCGAGTTACAGTTAGATAAAGACTTACTTGTGGATAGATTGAAAGAGGTCAAGAGCGAAAAGCTTAATCTGTTACAGGCACTTGCGGATAAACTTGAATGTGAAGTAGAGGAAGTGCGTAAAAGATTAGCAAGTAATAAACAATTTGCCAATGTGTTAGAACAGTTAAATGTGTCAGTGCCAATGAAGACAAGCCCAACAACAGGGAAAGAAACTTATGCACTGGCCAAGGGCGACCAAGGGTTTTTAGCCTTATGTGAACACCCAAATGCTTTTGTGCAAGAGTTATGTGCAGTGAGGCTTGGTACTAAATCTACGATTGAAGAAACCCGCATAGAACGATTCATCGGTATAGCAGAACGTAACCACAATCAACTTCCTATACCTCTTAAGTATTATGGCGCACATACAGGACGTTGGGCCGGTTCAGACAAAGTAAACTTTCAGAACTTACCATCGCGCGACAAGAAACAAAAGGCATTGAAGAACGCTATCCTCCCCCCAGACAACCACGTGATTATAAATTGTGACTCTTCGCAGATCGAAGCTCGTATACTAGTCTGGTTTGCCGGACAACACGACGTACTTAAACAGTTTGAAAGGGGGGAAGACGTGTATTCAGTGTTTGCATCTAAAGTTTATGCCAAGCCTCAAGTAAATAAGACCGAACGAGCCGTAGGTAAGACTTGTATCTTGGGATTAGGTTATGGTACTGGGGCAAAGAAACTGCGAGATGTATTAAAGATTAATGCGGGTGTAGAAATGAACGAAGAGGCCACAAAGCGATTAGTTAATTTGTATCGAGAAGTAAACCATGAGGTGGTAAAACTGTGGAAAGAATGCGACCGTGCATTAAAATTTATGGCGTCTTGGCCTAAAGATAAACCTGCTTATTATTTAAGCAAAGTGAACTGTGTATTGGTTACACCCGAAGGATTAAAACTACCCAACGGATTGTATTTACGCTACCCAAATTTAGAGCTAAAAAATGACGGCTATACTTATACATCAAGACGTGGAGAGATTAGTATTTGGGGCGGTGCAGTCGTAGAGAACGTAGTTCAAGCATTGGCTAGGATAGTTATTGGATTACAAATGACTGTTATTGATACTAAATATAGACCCTTACTTACTGTGCATGACGCAGTGGTGTGTGTTGCGCCGGAGGCAGAAAAATATGAAGCATTACGTTTTATTATGCAGACTATGAATAAAGCACCGTCATGGGCAAAAGGCTTGCCGGTAACGTGCGAAGGGAATTTTGGGAAAAACTATGGCGAATGTTAAATATTATGCTGCGATACCTGACGAGTCGATAGCTTCGGAGATGATGTACCTTCGGGCAATTACTGCACGCAAGGATTCGTGGATTGACTATTATAATTTTAAAGCTATAGAAGTACAAGATGATTGGGTAGTTGATCCTTGGTGGAAATACTTATACAGAGCACACCCGTTCAGAGCCGGGATTATTAAGTTAGAGGCCAACACTTATTATGATTGGCACATCGATACCGATAGAGGAGTTGGGGTCAACATGTTGCTAAACAACTGGGACGAAAGCCATTGTATGTTTAACCCTAAATTAAAAGGCGGAAAAAGAATTGAGCATAGTAAGGTGACAGACAAGTTTATTGAGTTGAAGTACAAGCCTCAGACTTACTACATATTTAATACGCAAGTTGCACATACGGTGTATAATTTTAAAAGCCCTAGGTATTTATTAAGCGTAGATTTTGAAGAGGACAGAACTAAATTAACTTATAATCAGCTACTTGCGGAGATGAAGCGCGAGCGTTGGTGGGATAAATAGTATATGACTTTAACAGAAGGTGCATTCATTCTGACAGTAAGTTTGAGTGGCAACTATGACGATCTAGAATTTGTTGGATATTTTAATGACTGCCAGACGGCAATAGAATACTATTACGAAAACTGTAGTGAATACCAGGCGGCGAGTTGTTTATTAACAGAGTATAGCAACCTACCAGGCGACCACCCTAATGTATTTGGATTCGAAATAACTGAACCACAATCCTGTGGCTTTGTTGGGGTAGACACAAGAAGTTTTACTAAGGATAAATAATGTTGCACGAAATGTATGATGGGTTAATGATAATGGACTACTTTGATGATTGCATAATAGGCGTTGTTAAAGGGATAGATAACGAAGACAAAGTTTGTTATAGCTTTCAACAAGTAATAGCAAAGCTGATGCGCGAAGATGAGATGACTGAAGAAGACGCATTAGAGCATTTTTACTACAACATGATGGGGTCGTATATGGGAGATCATACACCTTGTTTTTTATTTAAGGAAAATGATTAATGGCAAAGATTAAACAATCAGAACAAGTAAGAGAGCCGGTACACAAACGAACGAGTCAAGGCGGTAGGGTAGCCAAGACTTCTACTATGAATAAAAGCTTTCGTAATTCATTTAAAAAATACAGAGGACAAGGAAGATAGTGGCTGACTTTACGTGGAGTTTTTCTTCCCTAAAGGAGTACATCAACTGCCCTAAAAAATATCAAGAAGTAAGGATATTAAAAAACTATTCATTCATAGACACCCCTCAAACTATTTATGGGAAGGAAGTTCATGAAGCACTAGAACTTTATGTCAGAGATGGTAAACCTCTAGCTAAAAACTATATGCGCTTTAAGAAAATGGTAGACACATTGGTGGCTATACCCGGAGCTAAATACCCCGAATATAAAATGGCCTTAACTAGAAAGATGGAGCAGTGCGACTTTGATAATGACAACAGATGGGTACGAGGTATAGCAGATTTAGTTATTGTAGACGGGGACAAAGCTTTTATTATTGATTATAAAACAGGTAGTAACCGATACCCAGACACTAAACAATTAAAACTCATGGCCCTCATGGCATTCGTTTGTTTTCCTGAAGTTAATAAAATAAAAGCCGGACTGTTATTCTGTATGAAAAATAGTTTTGTTCAAGAATCGTATACTAGAAACGACATACATAAAGCTTGGAGGTCCTTTGAACAGCCGTTAGATCGACTAACAATGTCTTACGATAAAGATGAATGGGTACCTAACCCTACGCCATTGTGTGGATGGTGTCCTGTTGAGACATGTGAACATCATAAGCCTAGACGTTAATGCATAAGAAACGAGTTGCTTGTATTGTTTGCGGGAATAAATTTACTACTACTCACCCAAACTATTTAACATGTTCTAACAAATGCCGGGATGTAAACAAAGTTAATCGCCGATACCAAAGAATGAACAACGATTGGATTGCTTACTTTAAACATCTAATGTCTAAAAAGAAAGACTCCGCCTTGACTGTTGATCAGTTGATATACAAAGTAGCAGAGCAAGATTATAAATGCGCGTTGTCTGGAAGAGAACTTACGTGCATCCGAGTGCGAGGAAAAGTTATACAGTCCAATGCAAGTATAGATAGAATTCATGCGGGAAAAGAGTATAATTACGATAATATACAGATAGTCTGTAGAGCCGTGAACTCCTTTCGAGGTAACATGGAAGTAGAAGAATTTATTTTTTGGTGTAAAGAGGTAGCTAATCATGGCGTATGTAAATAAAAAAAGACCTTATAAGAAAGAGTATCAGCAGCAAAAAGGTCGTGATGAACACCCTAATCGTATGGAGCGTCAAAAGCTTAGACGCAAGGTGGATAAGAATGGTAAAGACGCCAACAGTAATGGTGTAGCAGACAAAAGAGAGGGTAAAGATTTAGCTCACAAAAAACCTCTATCAAAAGGTGGTAGCAACAAAGACGGTTACACAGTTCAATCAAAATCTAAAAACCGATCGTTCAAAAGAAATTCAGATAGCTCAATAAAAAATAAACAATACTTAGCAAATAAATAAAATATAGCTTGACTTGTATTTTAATAGCGTTCATACTGTTATTTCAATGAGAGGACATTATGGAAATACTAGAAAACGTAGCTGTTAAATTAACGGTGCCAAACACAGTGGTGCCCGCGATACAAGAGCGCATTAAAAAATTTAAAGTTTTAGAGACTGGCGAGACAATGTCTGACGTTGTTATTCGATGGGGTCTAGATGAGATGACGTTGTTATCTGATTTATTAAACTTTAAAAAATTTCCACCTTCACCTATTGTTCGAGATTATAAATGGTCCGGTAGATTTCATCCGTTCGATCATCAGAAAACTACGTCTGAATTTTTTAGTGTAAACCGCAGAGCTTTTTGTTTTAACGAGGCCGGTACAGGCAAAACATCTAGTGTCTTGTGGGCATCTGATTACTTAATGAATGAGGGTAAGATCAAAAGAGTCTTGGTGATTTGTCCACTATCAATCATGACATCAGCGTGGAAAAACGATATATACAATACCTGTATACATAGAACTCCGGGTGTGGCTTATGGCTCTGCCGAAGATCGACGCGCGATTATTAATAACACTCAATATGAATTTGTAATTATTAACTACGATGGAGTAAACATTGTCAGGGACGATATTGCTAAAGCTAATTTTGATTTGGTTGTAGTTGACGAAGCTAATGCTTATAAGTCAGTCACTACTAAACGTTGGAAAACTTTAGCAAAGATATTAAAACCTGAAACACGATTGTGGATGATGACCGGAACTCCGGCATCTCAATCTCCAGAAGACGCATTTGGCTTAGCTCGATTAGTATGCCCCGACCGTGTACCTAAATTTAAAACGGCATGGCGCGATAAAGTTATGAATCAAATTACTAGATTCAAGTGGATGCCTAAAAAGAATAGTCAAGAGGTAGTGTTTAATGCCTTGCAACCTGCTATACGTTTTGCTAAAAATGATTGTCTTGATTTACCGGACGTAACTTATCAAACAAGAGAGATACCGCTTACGCCACAAGTAGAAAGATACTACAAGAAATTGAAGAAAGACATGATTATTGAAGCAGCCGGGCAAGAAATAACTTCAGTAAATGCAGCTGCAGCTATGACAAAACTATTACAGATTTCTGGAGGCGCAGTATATACCGACGACCACCAAGTTGTGCAGTTTGATATTAAACCTAGACTGAGAGAACTTGTAGATACTATAGAACAAACAGCTCATAAGCTTTTGGTATTCGTACCATATCGACACACTATAGATATAGTGGCACAACATTTAGAAGAACATAACATTACTACGCAAATTATTCATGGGAGTGTGTCGGCCCACAATCGCACACAAATTATTAAAGAGTTTCAAAATGCCAACGACCCAAGAGTCTTGGTCTTACAACCACAAACCGTAGCGCATGGCATCACGCTTACACGAGCAGACACTGTAGTGTTTTGGTCTCCTGTGATGAGTGTTGAAGTCTACATACAATGTATAGCGCGGATTGATCGAGTGGGACAAAAGAACAAGATGACAGTAGTACACTTACAGGGTTCGGCAATTGAGAAGAGGATGTATGCAATGCTACAAGGTAAAGTAGATAGGCATATGAATTTAGTGGATTTATATAGAGAGGAGATAGGACTATGAGTGAAGTAAAAGTAGATTCCTTAGTGAAAGCTTATTTGGCTATTAGATTAGAGCGAGATAAGTTAGCTAAGAAATATCAGCAAGAGGATAGTGAACTCAAAGATCAGATGAATAGATTAGAGAGTGCCATGCTAGAAACTTGTGATCATATTGGTGCAGAAACATTACGCACCGAAAGCGGTACGATTATTAAAACCCTTAAAGAAAACTTTGTATGCGGGGATTGGGATAACTTTAAATCTTATGTATTAGAAAACCAAGCTTTGGAGTTATTACAGCAACGCATCAGTCAGTCGAACTTTAGAGAGTTTTTAAGTACACGAGAGGAGGAGGGTCTCCCTCCTGGTATCAGTACGATGAGAGAGTTTAAAATAACTGTACGTAAACCAACTAGTAAATAAGGAGAATGACTATGGCTCAACAGCCTGTAACATTTACAACACCTCAAGGTGTTGCGCAATACCCTTGGTTATCTAAACCGGATACTAAATTTTCGGAAGAGGGCGACTATAAAGTAAATCTTATTATAGCCAAAGAAGAGGCATTACCTGCGTTAAAATTAATTAACCAAGTGTATGCTGAGAACTATGAAAAAGAAGTTAAGAAAGCGAAGGGGGCTGAAATTAAGAAAGCACCCCCTCCATTTTCCGAAGAGCTTGATGATGCCGGCCAACCTACAGGTAACATCATACTTAAGTTTAAATCAAAAGCAGCGTATAAACCAGCTATCTTTGATGCTAAGGGTATCCCTATGATAGACAGTAATATTTGGGGTGGCTCGGAGTTAAAAGTAAATGGTTCAGTTGCCGCATACTACACCCCTTTGATTGGCGCCGGAGTCGCTTTAAGACTTAGAGCCGTCCAAGTTATTCAGTATGTTGAAGGTGGCTCAGGTAGCGCTGATCGCTTTGGCTTTGAAGCAGTTGCCGGCTATGAGCATAAGGCTCCTGAGACTTTTGAAGAAGTGACAGCTACAGAAGAAGCGTCTGTTGTTAAAGAAGACGAGCCCGTAGTTAGATCTGACGGCAAAATACCACCTAAACCTGCTGATGATTTGGCAGATATTCTTAAACAGTTTGCAGAGGAATAACTATGCCAAAAAAATATAGCCCAGAGTTTTTAATAGAGCTTAATACTTTTGACAAAGATAGACCCGGAGTTCAGTTAGCGAAGGCCTGTGTAAATGCAGACCTTCCTATCACTGAAGTCGCTAAAGTTTTTGAGGTGTCTCGGATGACTATTCATAGTTGGTTCCGAGGCTCTCCTATTAGAGACAAGAACTGTACTAAAATTAAAAAATTTCTAAAAGCACTTAATGAAGCGTGGGATGATCAGTTTGAGAATCATACAGATACTCTACCGTTGTCGCATTTAAAATTAGCTAAAGAATTTTTGAATACTAAAATAGTCCCTAAATTAGGGGTTGAAGATTAATCCGATAAGAGTAGAATAGATAACGCTCCGAAGGTTTTAAAAAACTGCACATTAGTGTAGGGGCGTCTTATCGACTAAAAAAGTAAAGGCAAATATGTTAAATGAATTTTATAGCAAAGCATTACCCGATGAAGGTATTTATTGCATAGCTTATAATAAACCAAACACAAAACTTTTTAATCAAGCATTCGCACAAACTCTAGATGAAGCCGTTAATTTAATAGACAAGTACAAAGAACACCACAATACTTTTATTGCTATGGGCACTTTTGAAACTCAAAAGCGTGAAGCGGCTCGTACTAAATTTATTAAATCTTTTTATCTTGATTTAGATGTAGGCGAGAATAAAGAATACGCATCTCAAAAAGAAGCGCTACTAGCGTTAGGTGATTTTATTGAGAAGACTCAGTTACCTATGCCTGCTATTGTAAATAGTGGTAATGGCATTCACGTGTATTGGTTTTTGAAACATCAGCTTACAGGGGAAGAATGGAAACCATTAGCTGAAAGACTTAAAAAGTTTTGTATAAGCATGGGGTTGAAGATTGATCCTTCTGTAACTGCAGATTCGGCACGCATCTTAAGATGCCCCGACACAAACAATTATAAATCAGAACCTCCCAGACCTACCTTGATACTAAAGGATGCACCTGTATACGAACTCAAACGTATTATGAGTTGCATTGAGAGTAAAGAAGTTCCGCTTGAAGAGTTAGTGACACAACAGAGTTTTACTGAAGAAGAGAAAAAACTAAAGTATGGAAACATTGAAAACAAGTTTGAGGTGTTATTAAAAAACAGCATTAAAGAAAATGATCAAGGTTGTGCTCAAGTAAAATATTATATTGATAATGTTAAGAGCGCACCCGAACCTGTGTGGTGGCGCGTTGTATCGCTCATTCAAAACTCTGTAGATCGAGACAAATGGGTTCATGTATTATCCAAAGATCATCCGGGATACACTCACGAAGAGACAGAAGAAAAAGCTTTATCTACTCAAGGTAAACCCCACACATGTGCAGACATAGATAATAACAACCCCGGCATTTGTACGAAGTGTCCTCATTGGAAGAAGATTTCTACGCCACTGCAGTTATGTAAGGTGCCTATCAAAGCAGAGGTAGTTGAGGCAGCTGCAATAGAGGGCGAGGTTATTACAATACCTAAAAAAGAGAAAAACAGATTACCTCAAACTTTAGACGATAAAGGCTATTGGATAGGGAAAAATCATGGAGGGGTATACAGGACTGTTACAGTACACGATAAAAAAGGAGGGGCATCTTTTGAGGATCAGATACTAATATACGACTATGAAATGCTTGTAGTCAAACATTTAAAAAGCTCTATAGATAAAAACTGTTTACTCGTTAATGTGTATCACCCGCACGACGGGCTATTAGAATTTATCCTGCCCATGAAGACAGTATACGATCCTACAGAGTTAAGAAAAATATTAACAAGTCAGGGAATTTATTATCAATCCAAACAGCAAGAGGATTACATTATGAAATATTTTATAGACTACGCAACAGATATGCAACGCAAGGGTAAGCTTGACACCATGTATGATCAGATGGGTTGGAACCAAGACAAGAGTTCGTTTGTTTTAGGGAGAAAGGAATTAAGAAGGGATGGTACGGAGAAAGACACTCCTATTTCTAACCTGGCTCAAACTATTGCCCCCTTCTTAACACAAAGCGGTACGTATAATAATTGGAGAACTGCAGCACAGAAGCTTAACCAAAACGGATTAGAGATGCATATGTTTACTATGCTGTGTGGTTTTGGTTCTATCTTGATGGAGTTTTCTTCTACTGCGGGGGTTGCCATTTCTTTGACAGGAGAATCAGGTTCAGCTAAAACAGGCGCATTGAAAGCGGCGACTAGTATATGGGGAGAACCGGAAAATGTATATGCCACGACTACTACCCCATTAGCTTTACAACAAA